ACCGTATTTATAACGTGTTGATTGGCGACGACGAAATGAAAATTGAAGGTCTCGTAAGTAAGGTTCAAAAGCATGATAAATATATTCAAAACCAACGCTTGCAAGTAGCCCGTTTAGGTGGTATCGCAACCGCAGCGGGTGTTGTTGGTGGTTTAATTGTTCAATTCATTCTTAAATTTTTATGAAGGAATGGTTGAAATCTTTGTTAAGTTCGTGTTCGAAAGTTTCAAGTAAGCGAGTAATTGCTATATTTGTTGTAATTAACCTAATAATTTTAAGTTACATTGCTACATTTTCTGAATACGATTGTCCGATTTCGATGTTTGACACACTCGCATTATTGACAGGTGGAATGTTTAGTGGTACTGTGATTGAAAAGTTTACTAAATCAAAAACAAATGGCAAGACCACAGACCGAAGCGCGGAAGATAGCAGCGGAGATTTGCAGTAAATTCCCCGAAGCACCTTCGCATTCATTAGCTTTAAAACTATTCACGGAATATCCAGAAGCGTTTGATTCAGCCGAACACGCAAGAACTTATATTCGCACTATTCGCGGAAAAATTGGTTCGAACAATCGTAAAACTAACGCACAAAAGGAATTAATGGACACAGCACAGCGACCTTCCAACCCTTACGCACTTCCTAAGTCTTACGCAAAGAAACGCAGACATGTTGAATTAAGCGGTACAAAGTTCTTGATTCTTTGCGATTTACATTTTCCATACCAAGATAACGAAGCTATTGAATGCGCGATAAACGAAGGGTTAAAACAGGGGTGTGATTCAATTGTTTTGAACGGTGACGCGTTAGATTGCCACATGATTTCCGACTTTGTCAAAGATCCACGCAAGCGTAAATTCAAAGATGAACTTTATTCTATTCGTCAATTCCTTGCGTCGTTAAGGCACACGTTCCCAAACGCAAACATTTACTACAAAGAAGGCAACCACGAAGAACGTTACTGGCGATACATGCGCATCAAAGCTCCTGAGTTGTTCGACATCGACGCTTTCGACTTTCCAACGCTTACCCATTGCGATAAACATAACGTTAAATGGATTGACGGAAAGAGCAAACTAAACATCGGTAAACTTTCAATCTTTCACGGGCATGAGTTCGGAAAACAATTCCTTCCGTCGGTCAATGTAGCGAGGGGGTTGTTTATGAAAACTAAGGTGTCCGCTATGTGCGGACATCACCACCAAACAGCGGAGCACAACGAGCGCGACGCTAACGGTAAGTTTATTACTTGTTGGGGTGTTGGTTGTTTGAGCGAACTATCTCCTGACTACAATCCTTATTCAAAATATAATCACGGCTTTGCTATTGTAAGTAAAGAAAAAAATGGTTATTTTAGCGTAAGTAATTACCGCATTCACGAAGGTAAAATTTTATAAACCTAAAAAATTAAACTTATGATTATCACAATTATTTTTTTATGCACCGCGCTTTTAGCGTTGTTATGGGTGCGAGGAATCGACACAATGTCGAAAGAACATTCAGATTACAAAGGTGAAGATTTCATTTAATATGGACGAAAGAAAATACCAACCAGACGCGCTATTTGTTGTAATTGCAACAAGTATTTTTTGGGTACTTGTTTGTCTAGCATTTTGGAACTTCAACCCGAAAATTGAAACGCAAGTACAAATACAAAAACAAGATAGCATCATTTACTACAATAGCGGGGAATACGACCGCCTGTTACAAGAAGAAATAAACCTTTACGGCATTTATAGAAGATATGAAGACGCTCAATCTACGGCCAAAACCGCCTATAAAAGAACTCGTGATTCTATTGTTGTTCGAGATACTATTGTTCGCGTGGATGTGGTACGTTTGGTGAACGCTTGCGACAGCGTTATTGAAGCTGATTCGCTTGTAATTAACAACCTACAAGAACAATTGAACATCAAAGATGAAAAGACAAACAACTTGCAAGAAACGGTTACAGCTTATGAACAAAAGACGGTCTTGTTGAGCGAAGAAATTAACACTTTGCATACTGAAAACAAAAAGTTAGACAAACAAAAAAAGCGCAGAAACCGCGCCTTAGTTGTTACAACTACAGTCGCTATTTTATCTACTTTTGTTCTGAGTGTTTTACTTTAGATTCGGGAACGTAGAACTTCAAAGAGAACTCAATCGCTTCGCTTAAAAAAGTGTTGCGACTATTTTCACCTCGTTTTTCGTCTATCTCGTTCCAAAGGTCTTTGTGTAAGTACACGCAGATCCCTTTTTTAGTTTTGCTTTCTGGCATCTTCAATATAATTTTGAATAAATAATTCAACAACATCGTTTAAAACGTCTTTAATAATTTCACGTTTTTTAGGAGTGTTGTAATCAGGTCTTTTTTTTATGATTTGATTCAACAATTTCTTTTCAATCATATAACTTAAAGTCTCATCTATTTGTAATGACTTTTTAAAGTGCATAAGAAATTCAGTTTTACTTTCCATCTTCTTCTATTTTTAGTTTCTTCAAATACAAGGCAAGGTCTAACGCTTCCTCGTACGCGTGTTGTAGCCACTCAGAACGCGTTAAATCAGTTCGGTCTAACGTTGTTCCGTAGGTGTCAATTCCCTTCGCTTCACGCGCTTCTAATTCAGCTATTACTTGTGTGAGTAAATTACTTTTCTGCATCTGGCTTCGACATCATTGAACCTATCATTAACGCTAAGTAGATTTTCTCTTTTGCGTTCAAGTCTTTGCGCTGTGAAAGTTCAAGGAGAATGTCGCCAAGAATCTTCCCTTGTTGAAAGTAGTTCGCGAGTGAATTAACAATTTCGCGTTCGCGCTCGTAAGTCATTTTCAAAGACTCGTATAGTGGTGTGTTTTTCATTTCGTAAATGTATGCTAAATTATTTTAACCGACAACATATTGTCCATAAGAAGGGTTAAGTTCGAAGTACATTCGCATCATTATCGCGTCGGCGACGTCTGGAGAAATGCCTTCGCGGTTCTTGATAACGTCCTTCGGTGTTACCTGCAACTTACCGTCTACGTCTGCGCGGTGTCGCTTAATCATTTCTAATTCACGAACGATTTGTTCTTTGCGCGTACTTGAAAGAATAGTGAGCCGATTCTCCTCTACATACTGAGCCAATTTGTAGTAACATTCGCTTTTCAAGTTTTGGTATTGTGGGTGTTTTGGTTTAGATCCATTCTGAAATCCTAAGCACTTCAAAAAGTCACAGACTCCTCCGCCCACCCCATCTTCATCCGCGATAATGTTTTGAAGTAGTATGTTGTGTTCTTTGGCTACAACACGAATCTTGTTCACGACTTCGTCCAACGCTGCTCTATTCAACTCAATTATATCGATGATAGTTAGACCTTCCCAAACAATTATAATCGTTCTATCCTTCCCAAATCGCGCAATATCGGCTGTGATATACTTCTTGCCTTCATTGATTACTTCGTTGCGGAACATTCGAAGTAAGTTCTCCGTGTTGAATAGCTTGTCGCTGTCGTCGTCAAACTCCCAATTCCCTTCGAGCAGACGTTTGCGGTCGTACTCTGGAAGTTTCTGTAAGTTCTCTAAATAAGTCTGCGAAATATATGGGTTGTCGGTTGGTAACGCTTGGACAAAAGCACGGTCGTTTCTCAATTCACCTTTCAAATTAGCGTAGTAAAAGTCGTTATATAACCACCCCTTTGAAGGGTTACAAGTCATTAAACCCTTCGGTCTGTCGTTAATCAATTTGTAACGGACACGGCTTTGTAAAATGTCAATACAACGCTTTGAAACTTCAGCTACCTCATCTACGAAGTAGTCTGTGATTTCAATCGACCCAAATCTCTGAAAATCGGGGTCTGACGGCATATCCGCCAAGTCCATTAATATCGTTTGGCTTCCGTTGTACCACTTAATAACGTGGTCTTGTCCGTTGTATGTATAGTGAACGTTAGGTTTCAATCCGTGCAAAGTGCAAAGTTCAAAGAAAGTCTGCATAGTTGACAAGCGCAACTTCTTTAATTCGGCACGACCGATTAAACCCTTTGTCCCTGGGTATTTTAGTCTTCGTTTTATCTGCCAATCGCAACCAAGAAAAGACTTTCCACTAAACACACCGCCACCATACAAGACCTGCGCAATAGGACTTTCATAAGAAAGAAGTTCCAACGCGTACTTTTGTTTGTCGTGGTAAATTATTTCGGGCATTAAAATAGTTTTAATTGTAGTTTTTCTAACCTGTCCATTTCAGCAATTACCTTGAAAATTTCATAGGCAACCTGCGGAACAATAGCATTTCCATAACCCTTTATAGATTCTTGTCTCCACTTTGAAAAGCTAATTCCGTCCAATTCGGTGGGAAGCCCATCATCTCCGCCACAAATCGGGGATTGAGTTGGGAAGGTTTCCCAATTTGATATTTTGCTCCTGCTATTATTGGTGCTACATCGTTCAGTTTTGCTCCAAATATTGTTCCTGTATTGTCCGATTTTCTCGCCCATCCTGTTGGAGTTTGAGTTATTTGGTCTGGTCTCTTCGGTGTGCCTATTATGTCTGATACTGTTGGTGTTGGTAGAAGACCCATTGCCGCCATCTGCTTCAATGGATTTTGTAGATTTACTCCTTTCGCAGCGTGTCTTGCTTTCGCTTTTTCCAAAGTTTCTTCTTTTCTTGCTGTGTTGTAATCGTGAGCATTCGGTGTTGGTAGCATTATAAGCGACGAACCAAATTCGGTCGCGTCTATGCGGCGCACCGACGGCACAAGCTGGCAATAATATCGGTTGTACTTCGTACCCTTGACTTTCCAAGTCAGTGCACACTTCCTCGAAGACCACTCCCCCGTTCCAATTAGTAAGTCCACGAACGTTTTCGCCCACGACGTAGGTTGGTTTAACTTCTGAAATGACTCTGAGCATATGCGGCCAGAGGTGTCGCTCGTCCTCTTTCCCAAGTCGCTTACCTGCGCTTGAGTATGGTTGGCAAGGAAACCCTCCTGTGAGTATGTCAATTGTTCCTCTGTGAATAGAGAAATCTGTCTTTGTGATGTCTTCATAACTAATTGAGTTTGGCCAATAATGATTTAAAACTTTGCGTGGGAAAGGCATCCATTCACAATGAAATGTATTGTTCCAACCCATCCATTCAGCGGCTAAATCGAATCCACCGATTCCGCTAAACAACGATCCGTGATTCATTGCTTTGACAAGTATAATTTGTACAACTCACGCAATCCTTCAAACTGAATCGATTCTTTTAGCAATTGGCGTTTGCGGTCACTCATTCGCTCAACCATTCCTTTGCTCAATTGCTGTTCGTTAAAGACTGTCTTTCGCGCTTTCGCTTTGCAAAGGTTGTATTCGTCGTCTGTAAAGGTTTCAAGCGTGATACGCTTACTTTCTTCCAACCAACGCATCATTGAAACTCCGCGCAATTCTAAGGTTGTAAATTTGCCTTGTTTGAAGCTGTCTATGTCCTCTTTCAACATTCGTCTCCAGCTATCGTCATTCACCGCCATTTCATTCTCCTTTATTAATTGTGATTTTTCCTCAATTGATTGCGCTATTTCACGCTGAATTTGTAGATTCGCTTTGTCGCGGTGTGGTTTGTAGTGAGTAAGTACGTCGCCAATAAACGATACGCTCAACGCTCCAAAATGCTCACACTTTTTACTCAGTTCGTTTGCTGCATTTAGTTCGAACGCAAGGTTGAAATGTTCAAACGTAACCCACCGAAAGTGCTTGCCTATGAACTCGTGCAACATTTGCAACAGTTGTGCCTCTGGAAGTGCTATTCCGTACATGGCGCAAACCTTTGAGCATAACTTAACAAACGTTGGCAGGTCGTAGTCGGCTACAAACGCGCTTTCGCGTTCCGCACGATCAACCCTTTGTGTAATTGTGAGCGTCGTTGTAGATGCGTTGCGCAGCATCGGAGTCAAATTTTCCATTTTTGATTTTGGTTTGTTGGTTTGTAGTTACAAAAGTAGACAAGTCCCATTTACGAACGGCAGCTTTCCAATCTTTCATTTGATTGCGTCCTACCTTCCAACCATTTGCCTCGTAGTGAGCGTGGAATTTCTCAGTAAATTTAAGCGCGTCGTCGTTGCTTAACTTTTCACAGGCGTATTCGTATATTTCAACAACCGTTGGTTTAACGAACGCAGTCTTCTTTTCTTTCGTTGGTGCTGGAAGTTGAGCGGGTTGCGTTTGCGCTTTCAATAGTTCTTGTACTTGCGCTTCGAGAATTTCGATTCTCTTTTTAAGTTGTAGTATTAACATCATTTTATTTCTTTATAAGTTTCGTTGTAATAGTCTTCGGCTTGTTCTTCTGTACTCCAATCATAGCAACCACAACCATTAGAATCTCCATCTAAATAAGAATTTTTTATCTGCTCCTTCTCCATTTGAAGTGCTTGTTTATATAAATCTTGAATAAGTTTATCGGTTAAATTTAAACTCTTATAGTTCTTTAACTTTTTGTAAAACCATTCAACCGCAGTTTGTTTCTTTTCCATAGTTATTTAGTTTTAGTTAGTCCCACCCTTCACCTTTAAAATCGTCTGCGTCGTCCCATTCCTGACAATCAAAACAGACTTTAATTTCTCCATCTTCGTCGATTAGCTCGTAGGCATCTTCGTAAGTTTCGAGTTTTTGATCCTGTAGAACAGCGTTCACGCGTTCATCGAGTTCATTGCTTTCGCAGTTTGGGCAAAATGTTAGATTTGATTTCATGGTTGTTTGATTTATTTATTTGATTTTAGATTTTCTTTTTTCACGAAGCGTCTTTTGATGCTCAACGTGGTCTACAAATTTATTAAAAAATATCATTGGTTTAGCATAACCTATTTGATTTAATATAAAACATATGCGTTCCACGTTTGCGCGATAGTATTTGTCCCATTCAACCTGCGCGCTGGCTTGCTTTATTCCGTGTAAAATTGTCGCGTGGTCTTTCTTATAACGGTCTCCAACGTTTTTCAACGAAAGAACGTAACAGGGACGAACAAGAAAGAATATAATTTGTCGTGCTGTTACTATCTCACGCTTTCTTGTTGCTGAATATAACGCTTGCGAAGGAACACCTAACACGGAACAAGTTACATCTTCTAACGCGCTCCAAAACATATCGCGTTCGTTTTCTAATTCCTTTTGCATCTCTATTTGTTCACTTGTTAAACGCTCGTATCTCGGAGTAATCATTGTCCATAAAGTCTCGAAGCGTTCCATATGTCTAAATGGAATCATATCGATTATTTCGCTGCGTATTTGTTCGTTAGTCATTTTCTTCGTTTATATGTTTGGTTGGGGTAAATGTGCTGAATACTTCTTCGCGTGAAAGACCAGTGTGTAAACAAATGTTATTGAAGTCTTTGATTCTCATTCGTTCGGGGTGCGTAACGTAAAGTCTTGCTGTTGGATCGCTTATTCGAAGAACGTTCTTAAAATTGTTCATTGTCTTGAAATTCATCTTGACAAGGCGACCGAATGGTGTCTTGTATATTTCTTTATTCATAAGTTAAAAAGAGATTTTACCACGCGTTGAATGAAGTTCAATTTAGGTTGTTTAACCTTTTGCGCTGTTGGTTGTTTTGGTTTAGGTTGGTTGAAAAGAGTTGGTTGCTTTAGTAGTTTTGTAGTGCCTAAATTCTTTAATTCGTTGTACTCGTTTTTCTTTTTAGTAAAAAGCAAATATCTTTCCATATGAATACGCTCAACTGCTTTATAAGTACCATCGTTTTCTTTCCAATACAAACCTGCTTGATGTAATGGATTAATATATCCGTCGCAACTATTCATTAAGCGCAATGCTTTTGATGGTGTGTTTCCTTCGTTTACTAATTTGCAAAATTCTTTTACTCTTTCGATGTTAAATTCTTTTCTTTTTTTCATTGTGTTTGTTTTTGATTATATGGTTTTAAAATAGAAAGGGTATGTTTCAACCCTTTCGTGATTTAGAAGGGAAGGTCATCTTCGTCTTCTTGCGTTGGTTGAACTAACCCGCTTTTTTCGAGCATTGCTTTTGCCTTGTTCATTTGATCCGCAGCGCGCTCCAAACGGTCGCTAAATTGTTGAGATGAACTTACTTTGTTCTGCAACCATTCAGGCAACATCTTAAAACGCAAGTCGAAGTCAGGTGAATCGTAGTCTAACAAGAACGCGCTGTTCACCTGTGGCGGACAAACCATACCCTTCGCAAGTGGCGACGCTCCTTTCAAGTCTGCGTAGGTACGCCCTGTGTTCGCTGTGCGGTGCATTACGCTCACCATTGCTTCCTTACCTAACAAAGTACCGATATCGAATTTGTTCGCTTCTGCGTCCGACATTGCCTTACCTAACCACGATTGAACGAAGGCTCTTAGTCCGCTTTTCTCGTGCATCGACAAAGTAAAGTCGCGACCGATTGAGAATGGTTGTTCACCTTTGCCAAAGTCAGCTGTTTCAAGTGGTAGCTCAAACACTAAGCGAACCTTGTTTACAAGCTTTTCTTCACCTTGATAAGTGTCGACGATTGTACCAATGTGGATAATTTGGTAGCAGCGTGCTACGTGCGTTCCTGCGGGTACTGTTTGACCTCCGCTGTTGTTGTTGTTGTTTTGGGCAATGATGCTCATGTTGTTGTTGTTTATTTTGTTGTTATTAAATGAATTTAGATATTGTTCGAACTTTACAGCCAGTTCTTCGTCCGCTTGTATGTGACGCGTTTGGCTTTCGTGCAAGTGCGATTGTTCGTTTACGCGCTTGAAGTAACCCATTTTAATTAGAACCTGTGTAAGTTAAAATTCCGTCTGTTTCGTGGTGTTCACACATAAGGTTGTATTCTATTTTATCTTGCTCAATCATTACTTTGAAAACAGCTCCATCTTCGCCAAGAACGGTAAGATAAACTTTTGAAAGATAACCATTCCAGAAACCACTTTCTTCAATTGCCTTTTGATAGTCTTCAAAGAATTCATTGTCGTAAAACTTCCGTTCTCTTTTTGAGCCTATCGTTAGACCGTGACCGAATAGAAGGTGGTCTTCATATTTTTCTTTGAACCACACAGGCAATTCTTGCGCTGGGTTGTAGTTCGAGCAAAGTGTGCATCTGTAACCCATTACAATTGTTCGTCGAATAAACGTGTTTCAAAATGTAGCGTTATTCCGTCGGCTATTAACATAACGTACTCGAGGTCATACTCGCCTTCGCTACGTCGGAAGAATTGACCTCTGACACATAGCGTGAAAGACTTTTCGTTTTGGTCGATGAACTTGATGTTGTCGCTTTCTGATGTGTTGAACCAACCGCCTTCGGTTTCTTCGTAGTTGGTTGCTATTAACTTGATTTGTTCGTTGAGTTCTTTCAAGTCGGATCCTGAAAAACAGTAAGTGATTTTTGGACAGTACATAGTGATTTGATTTTTAGTTGTTGCAAATATATTCAATTAGTTGGTCGTTCCAACGCGCTTCTGAAAGTTTTTGACATTTCTCGATGTTCGCGCTTATCTCGTTGTGCGTTAGGTTGTAAGCGTTAGCGCAAGACGAAACACAAACAAAGTTAGATTTCTTTTGGTGGGGTTGGTAGTTCTTTCCAAGACGAAGTAGTAACCTTGAGGAATACTCGTTCAAGTTCTGCAATTCGTTGGTCGCACAATTGATTCCGAGAAGGCGAATCAGTCCTTTGATTACCGTAGTAATTTTGTGCGGTAATGATTCCGTCAATAAGAATTTGTACTTCTTCTTCAAAGAGAAAAATTGATTTGTAAAAATTGGCTCTTTCATTGTTCATTTGATTTGTGGTTTTTAGATTTCTTTTGATTCAATTATTTCTTCGCGGGGTGTCGCTGACTTGATTCGGTCGTATGCGTTCTTTGCATCTTGGTATTCGTTGTAACTCATGTGAAACTCACCGTTGACCTTAATGACGTAGTACATATCTGTCAACGTCGTCTTTTGAATTAGTTCTACTTTCATTTCGTTGTGTGATTTGGTTGTGATTCTAATTGTCTTGTTTGTTCGTCAATCGTTCCTGCGATTAACATTCCTGCGAATAGCATCGCGATAAAGAGTAGTGTTTTTTTCATTTGATTATTTGGGTTTATTTGTTTTGATTTATTACCAGCCACTTGTTCCTACCCAACTTTCGTTTTGATATTTGCGCCATTGGTATAATGGATCACCTTGTTCGTCTAATTCGAATTGGTGTATCCATACGCTGTACACATTGTTATTCTTCAACAACTTCTCGCCTAACTTCTTGGCTTGTGTTAAAGTGTTACAGTTCTGACTGATGATTGTGTCGCCACTTTCAATCTGTGAACCTACTTGAATCTTCTCGGCTGCTTCAACCTTAAAGATGAATCTTGTTTTCGTTGTGTTCATTTTGTTTATCTTTGTTATTGTTCTCAATTGTTTTACAAATATATGCTAAACTTTTGACATACGCAAGAAAAAAATGAATTATTTTTCATAAAAATGCCTAACTTATTGAAAATGAACGTAAAAACTTTTAAGAAAACGTACAAAAAAAGTAGTTCGAAGCGTAAAATAGCACCCGAATCTGAATCGAATCAACAAGAAATTGTTGTGAAGTATCTGAAATTAGCATATCCTGAAGCTCTTTATTGCGCTTCCGCAGGTGGTATGCGAACGAGTTATTTACAAGCAATCAAGATGAAACGTACAGGTTACGTCAAAGGCTTTCCCGACCTATTCATTTACGAGCCACGCGGAGAATATCACGGTCTTGCTATTGAGATGAAGAAAGAAAAAGGGGGTGTTGCATCACCAGAGCAAAAGCGTTGGCAAGAGCAATTGAGAAACAGGGGGTATTGTTCTTATATTTGTAAGGGTAAGGATGAAGCTATTAAGATTATAGACGAATACTTTAATGAGTGACACTTGAAACGTATATAGAAGGACATTACAAAAAGTTCAAAGAACTTGCGAAGAACATTTCGCGGGGTGAGGATTACTACGAGGATCTTCTTCATGATTCTTTGCTTTCTATGTTTGGTTCAAAACACATTGAGAATCTAATCGATACAGGCGACTTTGAGTTCTATCTTATTCGTGTAATGTATCTTGCCGTCAATAGTCCAACGTCGCCTTTCTATCGTCAAACGATAGCCTGGAATCGCAACCGTCGCGACTTCAAAGAATACGCGCACGAAGTAGACAAGACGTGGTTAGGCGCGCGCATGACAAACGAGCAACTGGATATTCTTATAAGTAGATTGAGCGAATTTGAGCGTCTAATTTTTCAGGAGTACATTCTCGAGGATTTCACTTACCGTGAACTATCAAAACAAACAGGCATACCAATGCCATTCCTTTACCGAACTATTGATTCAATTAAAACTAAAATTAGAGCAAATGTTATTCGCAAAAAGTAATGAGTACAAACGCAGGTTAGAAATTTGTCGCACCTGTAAATTCTTTGAAGCATCAACTCAAAGCTGCGGCCCATTGATCGTTGGTGAAGAAGTTGAAACCGAAGTATTGTTCCGTCGTAAGTCAATCAAACTTTGTGGGTGCGTTATGCCTATAAAAGCAAAGTTAGCGTTCGCATCTTGTCCAGCGTCAAAATGGAACGGTGTTCTTTCAATGGACGAACAAATAGAGTTCAAACGTTTTCTTCTCGATATGAAAGCGCAGGGACGTCTTGAACAAAAAGATATGTTAAAGTTTTATTCGTTCAAAGACAAGGCTACAGGAGCGTTCAACGAGCGTTCAACGTGTCCGCCTTGCGTCAAGAAAGACATCAATACGTTTTTAGAATCAATGAAGGATGTTGAAATAGGTGAATAACTTTTAAGGCAACTTTTGGAAGTAACAACGTATATTTGTTACAGCCAAGCAACGCGAAACTACCCCCTTTTATTTTTGCTTGGCGGCTGAAATAATTGGGGGTATATTTTTTATCGTCGGGAGTATTGAACGGCAGGGTAAAAGATGAATAAGGGCAACTGTGGGATTGTGTTATTAGCCCAATGGTATGACAAAGGAATAAGCCATACGACACACGGAGAGGCAATTCTTCGAAAGATAGATTCCAGACTCAAGGACATTGCTGTTCACTTGAGGACACGACAGCGAGAGACTCATTCGACGGAGTAATTATCGCAAAAGTGAGAGTCCAACACATTAAGAAATTAGTGTGAAGGATACTTCTATCTCTCACTTAGCTCCAGATCTAATCTCGGGAGTAATTATTATAGTTAGTGTTTTTTGAATTTTAAGAATAACAAGATGTTTAAAGTAGATTACATAGATTTCGTTATTAGTCAATATGGACACAATGCTTTTATGTTAAAATCAAAGGACGAAAGAAAGTTGAAAAACAAGATTGTGTACAAAGTGGAATATCAAAACCTTTCCAACGAAGAAACAATTGAATTTTACACCTTCGATAAAAACAAGATTGTAACAGGTGGCACAATTGACACTTTAAACGCAAACTACAAATGATAATCATACCCGCTCAACTCGAAGCAGTAACAACACGAAAGGACAAGACTTTAAAACTAACGTTTGGAACGAATGAACTTTCACCTGCGCAAGCGTCTGAACTATTTACAATAGCAAATCAATTCGGTTATCTTGCCTTTAAAGACGAAGATTTCAAACGCGAAGAATTAGACGCAGTAGAAAGTTTAAAGAGTGAACTTGAAGATACGTTAAAGAAGCCTTCACAACGTCTTAGAGGTGTTTTATTCAGACTATTCGAACAAGACAACGACGGGTTCAAGACATTCTCGAAATACTACGACTCGAAAATGGAACAACTTATTAACCACTACAAAGGAAAATTAGGGTAGTTGTTACCTTCGAAAAGTAAACGAGGGTAGTTTTTATATTTATAAATTATGAGCAAGGAAGAAAACAAACCACAAAACGCAACACTAAAAAAGACTGCTATGCTAAAGGCTCTCGAAAGCACTTTAGGTGTGGTGACTTCTGCGTGTGAGATTGTAGGCATAGACAGAACAACACACTATCGTTGGTTGCAAGAAGACGAAGACTACAAAGCAAAGGTTGAATCGTTATCTGACCTTGCTGTTGACTTTGCAGAAAGTCAGTTGTTTGAATTGATTAAAGGAGCGCACCGCGAGGTGTCAACACCAGACGGTGAAGTAATTCGTATTCAAGACGCACCCAACACAAGCGCAACAATTTTCTATTTGAAGACACGCGGAAAGAAAAGAGGGTACGTTGAGCGAAGTGAAATTGCAGGTGTGAACGACGCTCCAATTCAAATAATCATAAACGACAAACTGTGAGCAAAGCAACTTTAACCTTCAACCTTAACGACTCAGACGATCGTGTTGAGTTTAACCGCGCGACAAAGGCGTTAGATATGTCGATGATGCTTTGGGAGTTACAGATGAATGGTTACCGCAAATTCACGAAGTACAACGAGCGACAGGAAGGCGCGTATCAGGAAGGCATCGAAGAAGTGTTTGAATACATTCGCGAACTAATGAAAGAACATCAAATAGACGTTGAACAATTAATAGTATAATTATGCCCATACCAACACCAACCTCAACAGAACCGAAAGACGAATTTCTCGTTCGTTGCATGTCAGACGACAAGATGACTTCCGAATATCCAGAAGCAAACCAACGTTACGCTGTTTGCATTAACACATACAAGGAAAACAAATGAGCGACAACAAATTAAACTTTTTAAAGTCTCAAATTTCCGCCTTTCACCCTGAATGGACGAAGGAACAAATAGAAATGGAAGCAATAAGAATATACAATGAAGCGAACACTATCGACGACGACGACGAAGGGTGTTTGTATTGTGGTTCATAATCAACAAACAAACCTTTATTGTAGATATTAAACAACAAAAAGAAATGAGTATAAGAGTTTCCATACCTGCGGACTACGCGAGCATATCGTTGAAGCAATATAAAGAATTTAAGACGGCAAAGAGCGACGTCGATAAGTTGGTAGCTATTTCCAACCTGTCAAAAGAGGACGTACAAAAAATACCTATTCAACACGTCCCTACCTTACTGGCTGCGTTCAATGACACGCTGTTAAACGAAAGCGCAAAATTCTTTGAAACCATAGCGATTAAGAACAAAGACTTCGGTTTCATTCCTAACCTTTACGAAATATCTTTGGGTGAATACGCGGACATCTCAACGTGGGCTGCTAACGTTGAAGAAAACATTGTAAAGATAATGAGCGTATTGTATCGCCCTATCACAAAGCGCGTAGGATCTAAGTATATTATTGAAGAATACAATTCGACTTCGCGCGCAATGAGTGAAGAGCTTGTTGAACAAATGACACTTGAACAATTCAACGGTGCGATGCTTTTTTTTTCGACTTTACTCAAAGAACTAAGCAACACTTCGCTCGACTTTTTGGAGAACGAGATACAGAAATTGACGGGGGAATTGACGGAGCAATTGAAGACCGAGACAACTTAAACCAAGTGTTAGGACGCTACGGTTGGTATCACTTGTTTATGGAAGCCTGCGGGCGCGATATAACAAAGTTAGACGCAATTACCGCAAAATCAGCGTGGGAGATATTTACATTTATGACTTACCTAATTGATTATAATTATGTCGAACGTACAAAGCTACAACGCCTTAATCGATAGATTCCACGCCTTCGCGTCGGGACACTTTATATTAAAAAGATTTTCACACGGACAAATCGAGGTATCCGACTTAGAAAAGTTTGGCGAATACCCATTCATGCACGTCGTGCCTTCCAACGTGACGTACTCAAAAGGAATGAAGACTTTTAGTTTTCAGATTGTCCTTGCTGACCTTCCACGCGACAAAGAGGATAAGCCCGAATACCAACGCGAAGTTCTTTCTGACCTTCAACGAATCGCAGAAGATTTAGTTGCGGAAATTACAAACCACCGCGTTCTGTTTGGCGACTTAATCACAGTACAAAACGTAAGTCTTGAGCCATTCCTCGAAGAGTTTCAACACACGCTAACGGGTTGGACGGTTAGTTTAGATTTGCTTGTCCCTTACTATTGGGACGCGTGCAGCATACCTGCCGAATGGAACGACTTCTTCGAATCTTCAACAGGTGGCACAGGATCAATCTTGACCTTCATTGATTCAATCACACGCGATGCAAACGGAAATGTTTCTTTAGTGAACGACGAAGCCGAACCTTCGCCTAACTACTACTACGGAACGGACGACGAAGGTGTACGCGGTTGGTATCTTTTAGATACAGGTGGTGGGTTGACGTGCGAAACAATAGGAGACTGTCAAACAATAATAGATATTGAAAGCGCAATAGACGCACTTCAAACCGAAATACTTTTGAAGGCAAACACTGCCGACATAAGCGCGGTTGGTTTCTCGAATGATTACAACGACTTAGACAACAAACCAACCATTCCTTCATTGACGGGTTACGTTCCTTACACGGGCGCAACGGATAATGTCGATTTAGGTAGCTTCAATTTAACAGCCGATCATATAACGTTAAACGTTAGTCCTTCTGGTCCTGGATATGTTGTTGGTTCAACGGAATGGAACAATACAATCGGAAGTTCACAAACGTTGTTGAAAGGCGGTAACGTCTCTTTAAAGAACGGTGTCGATTTAGTCGCGCGAATAGTGAATAAAGTAACTCCAAACACCACGCTAACGAAAGCAGCTTATCAGGCGGTTAGAATCAGCGGTGCGCAGGGTGGACGTTTGGCGGTTGCGTTAGCGCAAGCAAACAACGACAACAATTCAGCCGACACAATAGGAATAGTTTGCGAAACAATAGCAACGAATCAAGAAGGTTTTATCCTAACTGTTGGACAACTTGAAAACATCAATACAACGGGTTCGCTTCAGGGCGAAACGTGGGCGGACGGCGACGTTCTTTATTTGTCGCCAACGACAGCGGGAGCATTGACGAATATAAAGCCAACAGGCGCAACGGGACACATTGTTGTTGTTGGTTACGTTGAATACGCTCACGCGAATAACGGTTCGATTTACGTCAAGGTTATGAACGGTTGGGAGTTGGACGAATTGCACAACGTGTATATTTCTTCGCCTGCAAATAACGAGGTCTTGACTTACGAAAGTTCAACGTCTTTGTGGAAGAACAAGACGGTTGCAACGGCACTCGGTTACACTCCCGAAAACACAGCTAACAAACAGAACTCATTAGCAGTAGATGGCACAGGAGTTAAATTCCCTACGGTGGATGCTGTGAATACTCAGTCAATGATTGATAAGGGAAAAAGGATGCTTTCTTATTTCTTTGATTTTATCGGCCCAGTTGCAACTTTAGACGGTCTTCAAACTTCAGTAAGTGGTGGTAACATTAGCCATATAGCAGGTGGTTCAATTCCTCAACGCACAGTTAATCAGCAAGGTGTTGTTTTTTACACAACGGCAGCGGTAGCTACTAATTATGCTTACCATATAAACAACTCAACCGTACAACTTTCTTTTGGCGGTGGTGTTTGGAACTTTGAAACATCAATAAATATAAGTGTATTAAGTAGCGTCACGGATAGATATAGAACTATTCATGGATTTGGTTCAATAGGAGCAAATGTTAATAGTATAGAAACAGACGGAGTGTTTTTAACTTACGACGAAGGCGGAACTTTAAACGGAACGGCATCGAGTCCGAATTGGCAATGCGTAACCGTTGCAAATAGTGTTCGTACACTTACTACAACTTCAACAGCCGTAACAGCGGGAGCGTGGCATAAATTGAGAATTGAGATTAATGCAGCGGGTACTTCCGTAGGTTTTTATTTGAATGGAACTTTACTCGCAACGCACACAACGAACATTCCTTTGTTTTCAAATTCACGTTATGTAATTATGAAACAAGGAATAGCGAAAACAATAGGCACAACGGCACGAACAATGTTTTGCGATTATATCGGTTACGAAAATATCTTAACAACTTCAAGATAATGACACTAACTAAATACCGAATGATTACCGAGAATGGGTATATCGAAACGCTCAACGAACAAGAAGCTATTGAGTGGGGAAACTATCAAACAATAACAGAAGAAGTTCCTGACAATGGCTAACGAATCGAGCGCGCCAAACTTCTTCGCTGTTGTAAACGACATGGCTAAACGCTTTGTCGAGTTGATGCAGTCCGACTATCGTATGAAACGAAAAGTAGGACGCAACTATACCAACGCGGTTGCAAGTGGAACGCTCGAAAAGTCTTTGAAATACAGACTACAAATAAAAGGATCTTCGATAAACATTTCGATATACGCGAAAGGCAAAGCGTCGCAGTATTTTCTTGCAAGGGAGAACGGAAGAAAGCCAGGGAAACAACCGCCTGTTGATGCGATTCTTCAATGGATGCGAATAAAACCTATTAAGCTACGAGATAAGGAAAGCGGTAAATTTAAAAAATCAACCGAAGAATTAAAAAGACAAGTAGCGTTCTTAATTGCTCGTAAGATAGGGCGCGAAGGAATAAAAGGTTGGAAAGCATTTGACTACGCATACGAAAACATTTGGGACGAATACGAATCGAAGGTGGTCGCAGCTTATGAGAAAGACTTTACAGCATCAATAGAAAATCAATTTAACGATATACAATAATGGCAATTACAATAAACGACCAACCATACGAATACACACCCATAGGGCAACGGCTTATGCTCGTTGCATCTTCAACTAACGTTGCTAACGCAGGCTTTCGTTTCGTGTTCGACTTCGGTTCGTTCCAAGTGAACGTACAACCTAACGCAAGCGGAAAGGGAATCTTAGACCTTGCGCCTATCTTTCGTGAACAACTGCAACATAAAGAAAATTGTCATTTAATAGATGGCAATGATGTTGAATACGATAGTGTTGCAAATATATCTTGCACAATCAAAGAAGGTTGGCTTGTGGACGGAGTATTCACGGTTAGCGGTTCGGGAATGGCTACTATCGACGACGTGTACGCGTTCCTTGCTGAATATCAAGTAAGCGACGGATACAAACCAAACCCAAACACACGCTATGCGTTAGACGGAACAACAAAGTATTTAATGAGCGAAAGAACGAAGGACACTCACAAGTGGATTGAAGCACCAGCACGAGGACTATCTAACGAATACGTTTATATTCCTACGCGAATGAGCGATTGGGGTGCAATGTATGCGCCTTCATCTACTGCTTTGCTAACAGATAATGACTTCGATATTGCTGTTATTACAACATACGACGCAACAAATACAATAGTTGAAAATTATAAATTTGATTTATATAGTGATAATAATGGAGTAAATTATTTCGCTGCTAATCCTTCTAATTTAATCTCATTCGGTTTAGATTTTACCAATGTCAAATACTACACTATACAAATTGGAAAAGAAACAGCCTTTCCTATTTACACACCTTCTTCACGCGTCTATTGTTTCTATATTGTTCCTGACGATTGTCGTTTTGACAATGTTCGTTTGGGTTGGTCGAATACTTGCGGTGGTGTGGATTACTTCAACTTCACGAAGAAGTCGGAGCTATCGTACAACTACGATCGTAAGCAATATCAAAAAGTAGTTGGAAGTTACAACGCTTCGTCGTTCAACTTCAACACGTCGGACAGGGGCACAACGGATCGTTATGTAACAACAACGAAAGGACTTCAAATAAATAGCGACTGGGTAAGCGTTGGAGAATTTCAACTACTTCAAACGCTTTGCCGTTCAAACGATGTCTTTATAATTAACGACGACGGAACAACAACGCCTGTTCTCGTAGACACTCAGAACTTTATTATTAAAGACGAACGCTATTCAAAACTTTACAACGTTACTTTGAATCTTAAATACTCACAACCTGTCGGCTTATGATGAACCAAGTAATTCTAACGCTTACTGACAACGACGGAAACAGTGCTATTCTCGACCTTTACGAGAACGAGAAAATGCACTTCAATTATAAGTTTACCGACATTACAGACTTCGCTTCTGTGGGCAATTACTCACAGGAGTTTCGCGTGCCTGCGTCAAAGACAAACACGGATTTCTTTGGTGCTATATTCAATGTGAATTTCGACGGTTGGTTTGACTTTCGAAAGAAGGTTGAAGCGGTGCTAACAGTAAACACAATACCCATCGCAAGCGGACACATACAGGTTAAAAAATTGTATTGGCAAAGTGGTAAGCTGTTCGAATTTGAAATTGTATTCTTTGGCGAAGTACCGAACCTTGCAAGACTATTAAATGAAAAGAAACTTAAAGATATTGAATCGATTGTCGCAGGTGATTTGGACTACGATTTACTTCATGAATATGTTGAAACACCACCTAACGAACATACGATTTTAACGCTATGCGACAAATGGAATTTAACAGCGTCTAATCCACTTGGACAGCCCATTTATTGGAACGATGAACTGGCTTTACGCGTTGGTCAATTAACGCCCGCTGTTAAGGCTAAATACTTGTTCGATCAAATAATGAACGACGCAGGCTTGCAATATCAAAGTAATGTTTTACACGAATGTTTAGATAACGTGTATGTTCCTTTTGTGAACGGTCAGTATTTGAATAGTTCTGTTGGATTAAATGACTTCGCTTCAAACCTTGGTCTTGCGTCTAACCTTAACAATATAGCGTTCGCAAACAATAACAAATTTTATAACATATACCCAAATTTTACTGAGTATGAAGATGCAGGTAGTGATTGGGTAAGTGGAATTTATACAGCCCCATTCACAGGAGATTTCACTTTCAAATGTTGGATGAACGGACAAGCTACTTCAACAGGCGGTACAAACATTAGTGTTGTTTTATTTGGTTTTGTTGTAAAAATTAACGATGTCTTTTTTACAGAACAAGACACTATAATTTATTCTTACGGAAACAGCACAACAAACGATTTAAGTACAACGGGAAATATCACTCTTTCTTTAGTTCAAGGTGATGAAGTGAAATTCATATTTGCAGCCGAGCCATTTACAACAGGCAACGGAACAATGGAAATTGATTTTACAGGAAATGCAAACGTTGATTATTTAGGAACTGGAGTTGAACTTATAAGCGTTGGAACGTCTTTAATAGGCGACACGGTGTTAATGGAGTTCAACGCACCAGATATGAAGCAAATCGATTTTATCACGTCGATTCAAAAGATGTTCAACCTCGTTTTCGTTGCTGACAAAACGCTTCCGAATACGCTTCGAATAGAACCAATGGTCGACTACATCGCAAGCGGAAATACGCTCGACTGGTCGAACAAACTTGACTTATCGAAAGACATTACTTACTATCCAACAACCGACCTTCAAAAGTCTAAATTTACTTTTACTTACGCGAGTGATTCAGACTATTTCAATTCGTTGTATACCGATAACGGGCGCACATACGGAAGTTATGAAGTAACGGAAAACGATTTCGAAGTAATTAACGAGTTTGCAACGGGCGAAGAAAAGGTTGAACTTGCGTTCGCGTCCACACCTTCCGCGCCTGTTGAAAATACAGACGTCGTTGTTCCGCGATTCATCAATTCAGAAGGTCAATTCGTTCAACCTAAACCGCGTATTCTTTATTACTTCGCAGACTTCTTTGTAAGCATTTGGAACGAGGCAACAAGTAGCGTTCAAACAACAGCGGTAAAATGTTTGAATAACTATTCGACAATGAACGCAACGGTATCCGACAAAGACTTAAACTTCGCGCCCGAAATACCACCGCACACAATAATAGCGAACCCATACGAGAACCTTTATAATCGTTATTGGCGTAACTATTACCGCGAACTTTACGACGGACAAGCGCGCATCTTAGAAGGAATGTTTGCACTTACTTTGAACGACATTTTCACATTTCAATTCAGCGACAAAATTTGGATTATTGATTCGTGGTGGCGCGTTCTTGAAATCAACGGTTACGTTGTTGGTGAACAAGACATGACAAGTGTAAAACTCATTCGTGTTCTTGACATAAATAACGACTGCGATATTATACCCGTGTCGGCTAACTTAGACCAAACGTTGAATTGGGAAACTCCAAACGGAGATCCCGCAACAATAGATGAAACTTGTTGTTTGCGTTTTGGCTACAATTGGAACAGCGCAAAAAACAATTGCTATTCACAGCCCAACGGTGGCACGCGTGCGTTCATTACTTCACAACCGCCTTCGTTAGCACCTACTAAATTTGGCGCACCTGTGACGTTCAACGCTTCAACGACGCAACCCATTAAGACAATAACGACAGACTACGTTATAACCAATGCAGACCGCGTGGTAATAGCCGACGAAACAGCGGGTAACATAACGGTTTATTTGCCTTCATCAACTACTACAACAGGACGCGAAATAATCATTCAAAATAAAACAGGCGTTAACGATGTAACAATAACGCCTTACACAGGCGAATACATCAACGGAAGCCTTTCTTTAGTTCTAACAAACGCAAGACAAACAGTAACACTAATTAGCGATGGAACAGATTTCACAACAACAACTGCAAAATAAAGCAAACGAAATGCTCGCTTGTTTAGAGTTCATTAAGTTGGACGTTAAAAGCGAAAGCGATTTCGGAAAGGTAGCTAACGGAAAACGCAAACTAAAACTTTGGAAACATTACGGAATGAAAGTTATTCGTATTTCGGTAAACGTGGCGTTTTGGATATTTATCTTATATAACATCTTTAGCTAATGGCAAACACAATAGATTTTAATGTAAGCACGAACGCGGTTACTGTCCTCAATCAAACAACAACAGCCGCAGATAATACTGCAAAAGGTTTTAAGAGCGCAAAACAAGAACTTCGCGCGCTTCAAAATCAGTTGCTCGAAATGGATCAGACAAGTGCTGAATTCAAGAAAGCGTCCGCGCGTGCTGCTGAGTTGAAGGATAACATTTCCGACTTAGGCGCGGAAATTAACGCAAACGCGGGTAATGCTTTTGAAGGTCTTTCGAATAACGTCGGATTGTTCGGTTCGCGTCTAATGGACTTAGACTTAAAAGGAGCAGGTCAAGCGTTAGCGGGTATGGGTGTTGCTGTGTCAAAGATTGATTTTAAGACAATCAAAGAAGAAATCGGTGGGTTGATTCAAGGACTTGGAAAACTTGCAAAAGCGGTACTTGCAAACCCTTATTTGATGTTAGCCGCAGCGGTCGCTTTAATAGTTGCAAACTTCGATACAATCATTAAACAATTTCCAGCCATTGAAAAAGGGCTTACAGGCATTAATGAAGAAGAGCGCAAGATGTTGGAAACTCAAACCAAACGCGCTGAAGTTGCAAAAAAGAATTACGAAAACCTTGTCGCGAGTGAAAATGTTTTAAAACTTCAAGGAAAGACCGAAAAGGAAATTCGCGACATGAAAATTGCATCTATTGAAGCTGCATTAAAGGAAGCGAAAGTAAGACTTGACACTCAAAAGGGACAAGAAAAAGCGCAAATAGATACGGCTAAAAGAAACAGACAAATACTTGAAGGATTAATTCAATGGATTAACGCACCTTTAATTTTGTTACTTACAGCTGTTGATAAGATAGCAGGTGCAATAGGACAAAACACAAATTTAGCGCAAGGATTAACAACGTTAGTTGCTGACTTATTGATTGATCCAAAGCAACAACAAGAAGAATTACAAAAGTCTTTTGCCGAACAAGAAAAGAACATTCTTGACATGGAAAACACGCTTGCTGGCTTCCGTTTAGAACAACAAAAAGCGGATAAGGATGCAAGAGACAAAAGAAAAAAAGAAGCCGACGACGCAGCAAAACAACAAAAAGAAAACGAAAAAAAGCAACAAGATGAGAAAGAGCGTTTGCAAAAAGAAGCGGACGACAAAGAACTTGAAAGACGTAAAAAGTTAGACGCTGACATGATGGCTGAAGATGACCACCTTCATGCAATTACTCTTGAAGATATTCAAAAAAGAGAAAAAGAAAAAAGAGACAAGAAGATTGCAGAGGAAATGCAAACGCATGCAGCCACAACAAGTTTAAGAGCTAAACAATCACAAGAAGAATTAGACGCTTTAAGAGCCTTAGAAACATTAAAATCAGAAACAAGATTAAGACAATTTGGTGAGTCTTTAAATGCTTTAAGTGAATTAAACGATGCGTTTACAAAGAAGGGACAACAGCAATCGAAGAAACAGTTTCAAATTCAAAAAGCGTTGAACCTTGCGTCTGCGGTTGTAGATACTTACGGCGGTATCAATAGAGCGTTAAACGATAAGACGATGCCTTCAACAACGGCGCGTATTATTCAGGCGTCAATCGTTGGAGCAATGGGGTTAGCTAACGTGTTGAAAATATCAAAGACCGAATACGGAAATGCAAGCGCGCCTTCTGGAACAAATATGAGTACAACTGGCGGTAATAGTGGCGGTGGTGGCGGTGGTACGCAAGCTCCTTCGCCTGCGAACTTCGCGTTCTTAGGCATACAACCAAATCAACAACAACCACCTGTCCAGGCTTACGTCGTTGGAACGCAAGTGAGCAGCAACTTAGAAGCACAACAACTAATTCAAAACCAATCGCGTCTTGGCGGTTAAAAAAATAAACAATATGAAAAAAATAAAAGTAATCGAATACGGAATCGACGACGCGGGGCTTCTTGGAGTTTACGCTATTTCTGTCGTAGAACAACCTGCAATTGGTGTTGATTTCGTAGCATTAAGCGAACAACACAACGTCAAGTTCAAAGAAGATTTTAGAGGACTTCTTTACGGTGCGTTATTGATTCCTGACCAACTGATATACCGACGCAACGACGAAACGGACGAAGAATACTACGTTAAGTATTCGAAAGATACCATTCGCGCAATTGCTTACAACTATTTGAAACAGGCAAACCAAAACAACGCAACGGTTGAACACGCGAAAGTTGTTGACGGAGTGTCTTTGGTTGAAACGTGGATAATCGAAGGAGAGAATGACAAGAGTAAAAACTTCGGCTTCGACCTTCCCGAAGGAACGTGGTTTGGCTGCATGAAAGTAGAAAACGAAGAAGTAAAAAAACAGATTCAAAACAAAGAGGTTTTAGGTTTCTCAATCGAAGGAAATTTTATAGCTGAGAAAGAAATGTATTTGAGCGAACAACAACCAACGTTTATTGAAGAGTTAGAGCAGTTGCTAACGTTAGCTACGCAAGAAGAAATTGACGCGCGCTACGACGATTATATGAACGCGGTAAACATGACCTATTCAGAGTTGAAAGCATGGAGCGAAACGGAATGTTCTCAGTTGGCTTCGTTGGATCGTTCACCAATTGAGCGTAACCTTGAATTACTTCAAACGAACAAAGACCAATGGAATGAAAAACATTTCGAAGATGCGGGAAAGACAATTGCATTCATCAATCGTATGCGTGAGAATACAGCAGGCGACATCTTAGAAGATAGCAACGGGAATGTTTGCGGAAGCAAAAGAACAATTTCTCTTTTGAACTGGGCTTATAATCCAAACAAGTAAATGAATATCGAAGCAGGGGGTTTCTTAAAGTTGGAATTGTTCAACGACGACGCTAACCTGTTTCTTCTTGCGCTCACGAAGATAACGAATGAGGGCGGTAAAATGGGTTTTAAGACGTACGGATTGAACGAAGATGAATTGAAGGTACTGAATACTATTCTCGATTCTTTGGGATAAAAAAAACGGGGGTAATCACTCCCCCGTTCAAACCTAAAAATCAAATTCAACTTATGAAAAATCGAATTACGAAACAAATCTACATTGTTTTATATCTATCATTCAAACAAACAATTAACAGAATTATGAATTTACGAGAAAAAGTAAACGCTCTATTCGCTAAACACAATGTTAGCCTATCAGCCGAAGAGGTTGTTGAGGTGAAACAAATGGTTGAAGCGATTTTAGAGGACGGGACAAGCATCTACACAGACAGCGACACATGGGCGGCTGGTGTTCGTGTATTCGGCAAAGACGCAGACGGCAACGACGTCGAGTTAATG